AGTGAGTATTTCCGGCATCATCCGGAACAGTTCCGAGAGTGACTTCGTAGCCGACCGGATCGCCGTCAACATAAACGATGTCACCGATTTCGATGACAGTCGCATTCGGAATGACGACACGCTTCAATGTGTCATTGTTGTAAAGCATATCGATGACCCAAACGTGCGCCTGCAACTGGTCGCTGTTCACATTGACTGTGATGCCGGATGCCAGTGCACCAGTGACGTTATCATCGCCGAAGACCGTCTTCAGCACTTCGACATTCATGACCTGCATCATGGTCATCTGCCACTGGTCTTCGAATGTTGTCTGGACATTCAATACTGTGTCACCGCCCCAAGCCTTGATTGCATTGGACTCACGATTGATAGTGTTTGTAACACCATCTTCCGTAATATAGCCAATGTTTGTAAATGCGGCATTGAGTGTGCCTGTAGCATTTGTCGGAAGCGTTGTTCCAAGCGGTGCGACTGACACACCGCCGCCGACCTTCGGCTTGCCGACTGTTGCTTCTAATGCATTATTAGCCATAGCTTCTCCTTGCGGTATCAATAATATGTGATCTCGAACACAGCCTGATACCTCGGCTGATTCGTTTCTGTTTTTGGAAAAGGATAATCAGAGATTAATTCGACTTTGCAGATGTCGTTGATGACAGTCATGTTCAACATGATTGCCTTCACCAGTTCATTCAGAACGGATGCTTCATATTTCGTATCAGCATATGACTGGACTGCGATCGTTGCGCGCTTAAGCATGTGCTGAACGATCGAACTGCCTGTCTTGTCGATGACCACAAACGAGCATCTTTTCTGATTCGGTTCAGCCGGATTGCGATATGTCTCCGGTTCTTCCAGAAAGACTGGCTCTTCGATCTGCTCGGTCAAATAGTCTCTGACCGCTTTTTCTATCAAAGTAATCATCTGTGTAAGCCCTTCAGCAAACTGTTCTGACCTTCGTTCTCGCGGATCGCTCTGGCACCGTCCGCAGATACTCGACCTGTGGCACGGTTACGACCGATGATGACATCTGCTTTATAGCCTGCGGATGTTCCACCGCAGTTTGCCAGAACAGTATCTGTGTAACTCTGTACGACCTCACGCATTCCATCGGACTGGAGCAGTTCACGAACGCCTGCACGGTTCAATTCGAATCTGAACTTACTCATAGCGTTCGCATCTCACTTTCTTGTGCCAACGCAACGGAATGTTGGCTTCGATGCCTGTCTCCGGAATGCCAAAAGTGCGATAAGTGTGACAGCCGTCACCAAGGTCAAACTTGACCAGGGTATTTTCCCAGTCATTCATATCGCCTTTAGGCACACCGATAACATATGCAATACGCCTGCCGGAGAAGTTCAGTTCATTCGTCACTTCTTCGACAGTAGGCTGACCGACAAGGCAGTCAGCCACATCGACATAGTTTACATATGCATAGATTGGAGCACCGAAGTCATCCGTGCCAGTCTGCTCGCGTTCAAACAGTCGAACCGTTGTTCCGTGGATCATAAAAGTCGATCACTCCATAACGCTGTTTGCGCAGTCCGAGACGCTTCAGATCGTTGTTCATGATTGCCGAACCGATACCGCCGCCGGGAATCGCATAGGTTCCTGACCAGGAATATCCAAGTCCAGCTTGTGACTCCTGTGTCATCGGTTCCGATGTAGTGCTTGATCTGAGGATTCGCGACACGACAGAAACAGTCACTTCCTTTGCTACTGATGCGAGATAGGTGTTGGACTCAATCATTGCGTCCAAATCCTTCCCGACTCTCTGAGCATAGAAGCGTAATTCGTCAGAGATGAGCGGAAGCAAGGCTTCGCATCTCTCCGACTCTTCCTGATTCTGCATCGGTCTCCAAAGAGTAGTCACATCATTAAGTGTTGCAAATGCAGTGCTCATATCAGCACCTCACTTCTTCGCCGTGCGTTTTTTTGCGGTCGCTTTCTTCTCCGGCTTCACAGCTGGAACTTCTGCTTCACGTGCATCATCCTCGCATTTAATCCACCGAATCAGTTCCCAATCGCCATTAACCGGACAGGGAGTGAACACCGTCACTCCCGTGTTTGTATTCCGGTATTCGTACATTACTGAACAGTAACTCTTGCGAAGGCTGTCGGAGCGAGGATTGCCCAACCGATAAAGAACTCAGCACGCAGATAGACCTGGTTGTGTCCTTTCAGGTCGCCTGCGGTTGCGTCGTTATCCGGATTACCATACTCGATAACTTCGAGCGGAATTTCCTTAGCATAACCCCAGCGGAATGCATTCTGGAAGTCACCAACGATTGCGTGGTCGCCTGCCTGTGCTGTGTTGCCGAAGGATACTGTGCTGTTGACATCCAGTGTCAGAGCGCCGAGGTTTGCAGGCTGTGCGCCAAATGCCAGTTCCGGATATTTGCGAAGTCCGTTTGCTGTCAGAGCGGCGATTGCAGAACGCATTGCCGGAGACATTGCGATACCTGTAGCGTCAGCATCACCGAGCAGAGCAATAGCCGCATCGATGTTTGCGTCAGCAGATGCAGCGTTATAAGTAACTGTGTTTGCTGTTACCAGAGAGTCAAAGTTCTCTGTGCCGATAACTGCAGATGCGGTGCCAGTTCTCGGATTCACACCGTGGAATGCACCAATGTCGAAACCACGTGCCATCTTTCTTGAGGCACCTTCTGCGAATGTGCGCAGAACGTTCATTCTGTATTCTTCAGTGCCATACATGAATTCATCAGATACACGAACGCCATACTCGAACTTGATCGGACGAATGACCTTTGCCGCAACAGTTGCTCCACCGTTGGACTTTGCACCATTCTCAGCAACGATATCAACTTCTTTATCGAGAGAGAATACGAATTCGGTTGTTCCGTTGAACGGAATCGGTTTCTGACCAGAGAGTTTAGCCAGAGAGGATTTGCCAGTTACGGCATTGAACATTTCTTCGACAACCTCAGTCGGAAGCAGTGTTCCTTTAGCAAGTACGTTTGCCATGTGATAATCTCCTTATTTTGAAAATTTCTGAGCCAGCGATCTATACTGGCTGTCTAATGAGCTTTCGGATGTCTGTTCCGAAGAACGGACAAATCCGACATGCGTTCCGGCTGACAGCTTACTCAGTCTGTCTGCGGAATCGGTGATTGACTGCTCATCTTCACCCTGCAAGAACTCGATTGCATCCATCGGCAGTTTCTTTTCATTCGCGATGCGTGTCTTTAACGCTGAAACTTCAAGAGAATGAATCTTTGCCGACTGTTCATTGAATTTTTCATCGTACCCGGCATACTTCTCCATCTCTTTCGCATGCGATTCCTTCAGCGCTTTGATCTCATCCGCATGCTTTGCCGAAAGAGACTTCAAGTCATCGGGTGACGTCCACCCGGCGAAAGATTCACGCGCTTTCTTCTCTGCACGTTCAAGTCTCTCTTTGATGCGCTCGTCAAATTCTTCCTGAGTGTTGATCGGTTTAAAATCAGCCATTTGTTTTCTCTCCTTTGCCACTGTTACCGCCGTGTCTGCGTAAAAAGTAAAAGGGAGCGAGATACTCCCTTAATACCCAATCCTTTGTTTTCTCCGCTCTTTTGCGTTTGCACATGCCCATCGTGCCAGAGCAATCGACTCAACGATCGTGACATCAATGGTGTCATGCAACGAGCGGAATCCGAAACCGCCATTGGTACCAATCTGCCTGCGTTCACAGTTTGCTATCGCCTGTGTAACGGATGGCTGTGCCATGTGGCAGATGGTTGCCTCATCGATCGACTGTCGGAAACCAGAATATGCAACCACCGCTTCCGCAGTAGTTGGAACAAATACTTTGGCTTTGATCCGTGCTTGTTCGATGAGCTGTTTGAGCAGTTCCGCTTTGCCTTTTCCATCAATAACTATGCTTTGCAAATCCGCGCTTCTCAAGAAACGCATCAGCCAATCCATACCGTTTGCTTGTGGCTGACAGTCGATTGTCTCCACAAAGATTTTCCCGTCTCCGGTCTTGCAGGCGATGGACAGCGATGTATTTGCACCGTTTGCTCCGAATCTCACCCCTGCATGCAGTTTGCCTTTGAGTGCTGGCAACGTGTCAGCCTTCAAACCAAGCCACATGTCTTCGGTGATTTCAGATTTCAACTCATAAGAATGCCAGTAGCCTAAGCGCTGGATGACGAAGTCCAGTTCCGTATCCTTCTTGTACTCGGATCGGATCGTTCGTTCCGTCAGCAATGTGCCAAGGCTTGGATTCGTCTGATACCACAGTTCCTTGTCGAGAGGATTCTTCGGATAATCGTAAATCGACCATTCTGCCCATCCGGACTCCTCTGAGGATCCTGACAGGCATTCCTTTCGATACGCGACAAACACATCTCCTTTCGACTGTGGTGTAGGCGGTGTCCCGACCAGAACCGTCTGCGGATTCTCTGATGCGGCAATCGTATACTGAAGCGCACTCTCCTGTGCTGACGTATATTCCTGTGCCTCATCGATGACCAGTGTGTCAAATGACTCACCGATACCGCCTGATTCTGTTCGTGTTCGGAATACGATCCGACCGCCCTCATCAGATGCTCCGATGCGTATCTCCTCCAAGCCATATTGCTTCGTGGCTTTGTAGCACTTCTCTGGAATGACCTGGTCTTTCTTCTTTCGGCCCAGTTCAATGTATCCACTGTCATCCAGATTCTTTTTGAGTTTGACGTATGCGCTGTGGGATGTCGAAGTCTTGTGAGCAGTGTGAAGAATGCGCTCACCGTTCTCGATGCCATAGCGCTCGCGGATCAGAAGCACCTCGCCTTTGCCATTCTGGCGCGGCACTTCATAGCCAAACTTCAAATGCGTCCAAAGCCCTGACTCTGACTTTGCAAGGATGTGAGCCAAAAGTGACTGCTGCCATTCCTGGCATTCTCTTCCGCTTTCTTCATAAGCTTCGATAGCATCTTCGGCATCCGTGATGGTGTAAGGCAATATCACGGCTTGAGTTGGCAACTGAGAACCTCGCCTCACCGTTGCCATATGTCACCTCATCCGTGTCTTGCAAAATCGATCGTTGCTTCCAGACCGACTTTCTCAATCATGTCTTTGTGCGCGTTCACGAATATGGATGCGCCCTTCGCTGAATAGCCGAGTTCGTTCATGACGGTGTTGACCATCGATGCCCTGTGCGCTTTGCGTTGCTCAACGGCACGCTGTTCCCGTTCCTTGCGCTCTGCCTTCAATCGAATCTGTTCAGAATCCTCATGCGCCCAGACCACATCTGTTCTGTTGCCAAGATGATAAGTCAGCGTGCATCTGCATCCTTCGTGCCGTCTCCAGACATCTTCACCAGTCTGCTTCACTTCGTCATAGTCGTACGTGCCAGCGAGATCCTTGCACCACTGGCAAGGCACCTCATACGTTCGCTGATAGGAATAGATCTTCCCGTTTGCCCTGACACGCTGAATGCGCTTCTTGGTGCCATGCGCTTCTGCTTTGCGAACCACAGTCGGCTTGTACCCAGCTCTTTTGTTCGCATCCATGTTCTTGCGCATGGACAGGTCAACGACTGACTGCGCATAGTTGACGATTGGCTCTTTCAGAATCCATTGAGCATCCTGTGCGTTGTCGTATGATGCCAACTTGCTGATGAATCCATCGATGCGGTTCGTGTCCAGATCGGCAGTCAATGACTTGAGTTTGCTTCCGGCGCTGTCCAGCAGATTTTGCTGAACAGTTCGAACCACATCGGATGTCAGTTCATGAATGCTCGTCAGTGGGTCGGTCACCAGTTCGCGTGCAGTATCCTCAGTGAACTTCTCAATGTTCACAGAAGACTGCAGCATCGAATCCGATGCCAGTTCGCCAAGCCTGATTGCCACCTCGTTTGCATCCTCATACGACATGGATCCACGCGCTCTGGCAACGAGTTTCTTTAGTTTTGCATCGGTTTGCATGCGCCGAGTGAACAGCTGCATGACTTCATCACGCAACTCATTCATTTAGTACCTCTTCTGTTGCCTCTTCCACATCGACTGCAT